CACTTTTATTAACACGGCCACCATTTCGCCTTTGGGTTTGTCTAGCGAAACACGAACCAACACGGCTTCAGTAACTACATATGGTGAAGCGTTTTATAATTCTTCCACAGTCGACTACAACGCAACCCAGGCACAAGGCAACGGCGATTGGATAGTCAACACTTTTTCAGACACCACAGATTTACGGTTCAAAATAGGTTTTACTGACCGTATGCAAAATTCGTCGGCGTACACCACATTTCTTGCAAATTTCCCTGGCATTGCTTTCAGTCTTGCTTACCGTGTACCTGGTGCAGGTTCTGACACAACCGTCAATGTTGTTTTGGAAGGTTGGACTATTAACATTACGCCTGAACAAACCAGTTATGAACTATCGTTCAGCCCGTTGACTTACTATCAGTTTTTTACGCTTGATTCGTCAGTTTTAGGTATTTTAAATACCAGCCGTTTGGGTTGGTAAAGGAGAACAATTATGGCTATTAACCCAAACACAGACTTTTCGTCGGGTGCAGTCCTGACAGCGGCACAGCAGAATCGCTTTCCCCGTGGGGTCATGGCTTACGCCGAAGTCACATCAACAGGTACAGCAACAGGTACAGAATCCGTACAAATAACGGCAACCACTTTTAGCGCCGTAGCCAATCGTTATTACAAACTTAGTTACTATGAACCACAATGTTATTCAGGTGGTGCAGGTATGTGGGAGTTAGGTATTCGACTAACCAACGCTTCAGGTACTCAATACCAGCGTGGTTTTGGCCGCAACATTGCTAACGAAGGCGTGGCAATTTTGTCGCAAACGATTGAAACTTTTTCGGCTGGTAGCATTGTTATCGTTGGTACTGCAAAGTTTAGTGGTGGCTCAGGTAACCCCATTAGAAGTGCTACGCAACCCGCATTTATTCTTGTAGAGGACATAGGCCCATCATGATTATTAATTTTCCTGATTTACTACCTGAGTATCAAATTGCAATGCGGAACCAACGCAATCGCCTGTTAACCGAATCCGATTGGACACAAGTGGCTGACGCACCTGTAGACCGTGAAGCATGGGCAACCTACCGCCAAGCCCTTAGGGACTTCCCAGCGACATGGACCGAAGGCCCCGAAGCCGATTTCCCTGATACACCATGAAAACGCTAGGCATTGTTGCGCTTTTGGCTGTGGCCCTAATGTTTGTTGTTACCAGTTGTAACGACAGAACCCGTAACACTTGTGTGGAACAACCCGAAGCGCCCAGGTGCCACCAATGAAACGGTTAACAAACGGCGAAATTAAAGCACGACTAATTCTGATTGTGGGCATAACGCTTTCACTAACTTTTATCCTGTCGACTGCTTCACTTATCTACGGACTTCTTTTTATTGTGCAACCATTGGAAGTTTCGCCCAATGACGAAAGTGCATGGACTTTGCTTTCACCCATGATGTTGTTTCTAACTGGCGCCCTATCAGGAATACTTGCCAGCAACGGCCTAAAAGATAAGGACAAACAAGATGACTAGTCGACCATACACAGGAAACAAAGACGCCGTACACGCTGCAAAGCGTGAAGGCACCAAAGTGTTTGTTGACTACTGCTGTTACCTATTCGGTGTCACAAATCTGGGCATTTTCAATGACCGAAACATGGTTGGCACAACCCCACCAAAAAAGTCGGTACATGCCACCTGGCGTGCTGTAGACCTAAAAGGCACCGAAGCCCAAAGAATCAAACTTATTGATTTCCTGTACACACACCGTGACATTTTGTGCATCGAAGAAATACACGATTACGCAGGCAGTTACAAAAAAAACCCACTGGGCTGGGGTGCTGGCTACCGTTGCGACAGGGATAGTTGGAAGGTTTACGACAAAAACACGATTGGGTCAAAAGGCGCCCAATGGGTACATGTCGAAGTAGCCCCACTGCTGGCCGACCACCCTGATGTTGTCCACCATGCTTTCAAAACTATTATGGGTGCTTGACATAGACCTACCGAATCGGTAGACATACCCCGACCTGACCCCGACTGAAGGACAACAAAATGAATGTGAAGCGTTTCCTAGGGCTAGCCCTATTTACCTATTTGATGTGTGCGGCGTGTGCGGTAGTCAATCAAAAAGACACGACACCTAACACTGTGCCAGTAGTACCAGCCACCATTACCCTGGGCGACTTAACCCCCCAACAGTTACAGGACCGTGCCGAAGAACTAACGGCCACCACAATTAGCACAACTACTTCGACACAACCCACCACCCGTGTTGCTTATGTTGACCCAGCGACAAAATGCCAGGAATGGTTGCCCGTAGCAGTTTCGGTTGGCTGGCCCAACAACACCGAAACACTGCAAAAACTAGGCAGGCTGATTTGGAAAGAAACACGCTGTTTGAACATTGGCTACCAGCACCCAAATTTCAACGGACATGACCACGGCCTGATACAGGCAAACGAAATCCATACCCGTTGGGTAGAAGAACTATTCGCCATGCCCTTTGAAGAATCCATGTCAGACCCAACATTAAATTTGCGTTTCGGTTTCTTGCTGTATGACGCCATAACAGAAACTGGTGGCTGTGGCTGGCAACCATGGAAAATGTGTTAACCAATGCTGAATGTTGACCGCCCCGACTGGCAACAAAATGCAAATTGCAAAGGCATTGACACAAACCTGTTTTTTCCTAGCAACGCACAAGAAAGCGCCGCCGCCAAAGCAATCATCAAACCGATATGTGAAGCATGTGTAGTGTTTGAGTACTGCTACGCCTACGCCGTGTCATTTCCCGAAAAGGCTTTACAGGGCATTTGGGCCAACACCACAGACAACGACAGGCGCCGAATCCGTTACATTGCCACACCAGTTAGTTATCGTAGAAAACAACCCGACCAATGAAAGGCCCGACATGAATGAACAACTGGCAGAAATGACTGCCGCTATAGCCAAAGCCGAAATTGCTATGAAGGCGGCCGCTTGGCAATTAGAGGCCCAAACCAAAGATATTGACATGTTGCGCAAAGCCTTATTTGAACTGGCTTATGTCGCTGAAGAAAACGGTATCTATTTGTCAAATCTGACCAAATCAACACAGGACACAATTGTGGCTATGCGCCTGGGGGGCTTCAAATGACCTGTGAACTATGCAAAGCCGAACTGACCGTGTACGACAAGCGCATGCAGGACTTGTTGCAAGGCATTTGCTTGAACTGTGGCAAAGAAGGCGACTGGCTACACATGACCCCTGAAGAATCCCGACGCTGTGCAGAATTGCACAAATGGGCGAACATGACCAATGCTGAACGCACGGCCTACGACAGAAACAGGGGCAACTGATGGACTTATCAAACTATGTCGATGTACCAACACGATTTGCTTTGGCTTTGGAACGCTGGCCTGAACTACGCATAATTGAAAACCGACCCGAAGTCATCACGATTGGGGACAAGATTTTCATTTCGGTCACCGTGCAAGCGTGGCGAACACCAGATGACCCCGTGCCAGCACAAAATACGGCATGGGAAATTTTTCCTGGGGCCACCCCGTTTACTAGGGGGTCGGAAATGATGAACGCCAGCACCAGCGCCCTGGGCCGTGTTCTAGGGTTCATGATGTCCTTCGGCCCCAAAATGGCTAGTGCTGAAGAAGTACGCAACCGCCAACCCGAAACCAACGCCCCAGCAGTGCTTACCAAACAGCCCCAAAATCCCCGTACAGCCACCCTGGGCGCAAATGCGACTAACGCACCCACCACAGCACAAATGAACTTGTTACGGGCTTTAAACCATGAAGGCCGAGCGCCCGAAACTAAACAAGAAGCCAGCCGCTTAATTGAAGAACTGAAAGGCAAGTCATGAATTACCCGACATATGACATAACGCAAGAAGACCACGATTTAGTCGAAGCACAAATTCAAGAACAAATAGCCAAAAGCAACAGTTACCTGAAGCCGCACCCATCACTAGGTTTAGGCGCTTTGGCTGAACTGCAAACAGTCGCCTGGCTAAAAGACATTGGCGCAAACCCCAAATGGAACTGTGGCCTATGGGACAGGGACATTACAGCAGGCAACATTGCCTTAGATGTGAAACACACTTGCACACACTTCTATCCATTTGCTGAAGGCAGTTTGTCTGTCAAAGAATCATCACTGGGCAACCAGTTTGATTCGCTAATGGTTTTCGTATGGCTAAAGAAAGACCAGGACCAGCCCAAAGTTCACCAGTCCGTTTACACGGCGTACCTGTTGGGTTGGCTGTTCCCTGATGAAGTCATGCAATGCGGCAAAGTCAACGCAGGCCACACCTGGCGTGACGGTTCAGTAATGACCTACGACAGTTACCGTGTCGAAGTGCAACAAATGCGCAACATGGAACAACTAGCAACAGTTCTAGTGCCATGAAAGAATCAACATTCCAAAGTTCAGTAATCATGCTTGCCAAACTGCACGGCTGGCTAGTTATGCACACTAGGGCTGTGGAAATCCGCCCAGGCGTGTGGAAAACCCCACTACAAGGCCACGCTGGCTACCCAGATTTAACGCTGGCCCATTCGACTAGGGGCGTTATATTCGCTGAATTAAAAAGCGACACAGGCCGTGTTTCACCAATGCAAAAAGCCTGGCACAAAACCTTAAAAGACGCAGGCTGTGAAGTGCATGTGTGGCGCCCCAAAGACATTCAAGAAATATCAACCCGATTAGCAACAAGGAAACCCGACAATGCCAACTGAATTTCACCAACCCATTAACCCGATTCGTATATGGACAAAAGGCACCAAATACCGTTTTGGTCACCCTGTGTTTGCTATCGCTATATCAAACTCGCATGATGTCGAATACTTAACCATTAACGGCCAGTTTATGCCCG